CAAGGAAAACGGCTTTGTAGATGAGCTCATAGACGAGGACGCTCCTGTAGTTGAGAACCGGAACGGAATGCTCTTCGTCAACAAAGTGAGCATGAACATGCCTTTCGATAAGGCACCTAAATTCGTACAAGACAGTCTGGTGCAGGTCCCGGCGACAGACGGTTTTGCAAATACAACAACACCGGCAACAACGCCGGGAAACAACACCCCAAAGGAGGAACAGGGAATGGAGATTAAGACCGTTGATGATCTTAAGAAGGCTTATCCGGAGCTCGTAAATCAGCTCATGGAACAGGCAGCAGCAGACGCTACCAACAGAGAGCGTCAGAGAATCCATGACATCATGGACATGCAGATGCCAGGAACAGAGGCCATCGCAAACAAGGCAATGTTTGAAGAGGCTGTAAGCGCAGAGGACTTTGCGAAGGAAGCCATCAAGAACATGAAGGCACAGGGCGCAGCATACCTCAACAATGTTGAGAACGATGCAGCAGCAAGCAATGTGAACACTGTACCAACAGTGAGCGCGCCAACAGATGAGCAGGGCGCTGATGAAATGCTCAATGCTATCAGAAGCGTAAACAAGAAGTGATCAAGGAGGGACAGGAAAATGTCTATGAATTTAGCAAGAGAAGATTATGCATTCAATCCTGACCATCTCATCGCAGGAACAAACATTGCGATCGAGACAGCGGTCAAGACAGCAGGAGAGGCAATCGTTGCAGGTGCACCGGTCGCACTTTCAAGCGGCAATGCCGTTAATGTTACAGGGACATCAGAAGCAGTTGATACCACAGGACTCTATGGTATCGCAGCAGAGAGCGCAAAGAGCGGTGATCCGGTAGTTATCTATCTCACAGGCGAGTTCTTCGCTGGAGCACTTCGGTGTGGTGAGCATGTTACAGCGGCAGCTCTTGAGGTACCTTTCCGCAACATCGGAATCTTTTTAAAAGACGGAACAGTGTCTTTTTGACAGGCCTGTCGGTTGATGCCGATATAGCGGCAGGCACAGACCTTCTCGGCAAATCCGTGACAGCACTTCAGTCTGATATTGCTATCGGTGAGTTCGGAGTATCCGGAACGCTGAAGTATATCACCGGATGGACTGCATGGAGCGGAGACGTTTCGGAGCAGAGCGGTAATTACCTGGCACTTCATTTTGCGGTAGCTGATGAAGATGACGTGACCATTACCGTACAGCTTTCAAAGGGCAAACACGGAGCTACCACCCTTGACTCAGACGGTATCTGCATATTCCGTATCGAAGATCCGGCACAGGAGATCATCGTTACCGCTACAAAGGCAGGTTTCGAACCTCAGGTGATGCATTTACCTATCCACGGACTCGTTCTGGAGGAGGAATAAGATGGTGCAGTACGGAACATCTGCCCCTGTAAAGGGCAACAAGGAACAGAAGGAAAAGAACACCGATGCCGGAAAGAAGGCAAAGGGTACAAAGAATACGGAGGAAAAGAACAATGGCTAATGAAATCAATATGTATCAGCCTAGATATCTTGCAGAGGTTGTAAGAACTGCGCCACCTGTAAGAACATTTTTTAAAGAGAAGTTCTTCACAAACGTGAAGACATTCCCAACAGAGAGAGTAGACATCGACATCGTTAAGGGTGACAGAAGAATGGCTGCATTCGTTCACCCAAGATCAGGCGGACAGGTACTCGCTGACAAGGGATATACAACAGAGAGCTACAAGCCACCTCTTGTAAATCCTTACGACGTTACTACAGCAGACCAGCTCCTTTCAAGGCTTCCTGGTGAAGATATTTACAGCGGTATGACACCCGCACAGAGAGCAGCACAGAAGCTCACTGACGAGTATAACCGTCTCAATGACGCGACAACCCGCCGTGAGGAGTGGATGGCAGTACAGGCCATCATGACAGGTCAGATTCCTGTAGTAGGCAAGGGCGTGAATGAAGTCATCGACTTCGGCTTCACAAACACAAAGACACTCACCGGCACAAACCGCTGGGGACAGAGCGGTGCCAAGATCCTCGATAACCTTGATGACTGGGTAGAGGAGACACTTGAAAAGGGCTTCGTCAATGTTGACATGGCTATCTTCGGAAAGTCAGCCCTCAGAGCATTCCTCGCTGATGAGAATGTTCAGAAACAGCTTGATAACCGTCGTGTTGAGATGGGTATCATCCAGCCTAAGGATCTTCCAAACGGTGTGAGATATATCGGACACCTCAACAAGCCTTCACTCGACATCTACGAGTATGGTGAGGTTTACTACGATGATTGGACAAATCCGGCATCACCTGAGACTAAGCCACTCATCCCGGCAAACAAGATCGCGCTCATCAGCTCCAACCCTGGATTCATGATGGCGTATGGCCTTTGCACATACATCGACGACGATTCACAGGCATGGGTAACAGCACAGGCAGAGAGAGTTCTTCGCTCCTATGTTGAGCATCATCCTGACAGACGTATGATCGAACTTCAGGCTCATCCACTGCCTATCCCTGATAAGGCAGATAGCTGGCTCGTTGCAACAGTAATGTAAGGATAATGACATGGCACTTTTTGAATTGATTCAGCATACAGGAAACGGAACAACAGAAGAGAGCGGCACCTATACATTCAAGGATGCCGCCCTCGAAGATGTGAATGATGTCTTCTTTGACACCACAGAACATGCCGAAGTTCATATAGTTGACGGTAAAGAAGTGCCTGTCATCTTTGAGGAAGACAGACTCAGAGAACATTCGGCACACTGGGAAGCAGGAGCCAAGCAAAACTTTGACACCGGACTGTATACGGCTAACGTCGTAATGTATATAAAATCCGAAGACTACGGTCCGAAGCCAAAGGTCGGCAAGCTCATAGTATTGGATGAGGGTACGGACCATAAAAGGACGTACATCATAGACAAATGCACCGAGGAAGATGGTGTATATCGATTCATCATGGTGAGGACGAGACAGTGAGTGGAATTATATGGAGCGGTCACAATGTCGTTATCGGCGTTGAGGGACTTCAGGAAGTAGAGAGGGAACTCGGGAAACTGAAGACAAAGACTCCGGCGGTGGTCAAGTTCGCAGTCAATAAGACAGCGAGACAGGCTCGAAGGATGATGATCATGAAGGCGAAAGCCCGATATGCGGTCAATGCCGCAGGTTCGAGACATCTGGATGAGCTGGCGCAGAAGAAGAAAGCGTCCAATTCATCATTGTCAGCGGAACTTTATATCAAGAGTCTGAGAAATGACCTTGGATATTTCGAGACATCGCCAAGCAGTCCATACATGGGTAAGAACGTGTTTCGTGCACCGGAAGTCTTTAAGGGACATGTCCTTAAAGAAACTCCGATGAAGGCACTGACAGGTACCGCAGGCTTGAGTAAAGGATTTCTGCTTAAATTCAAGTCAGGCCATGTAGGAATGGTCCAGAGAGTTATCGGGAAGAAGTCAAAGCATACCGAAACAGCGAATGGCTATAAGCGATGGGTCAGCAGGAGCGGTGTTGTTGAGACACTTCAGACCATGGGATCACCGTCGGCAACGGCAATGCATAACACTATATGGCCATTTGTTGCGCCGGATGTGGAGATATATTTGCAGGATGCTTTGATAGCAAGAGCGCAGCAGGTACTTGCAGTGGCAGAAGCAAAGGCAAAGCGGAGGTAATGGATGAAGGATTATTCAGAAGAAGTAAGGAAAGCCGGAATCGGAAGAACTCCGCAGTTATGTCAGGACGCTCTTATCGATGTACTCCGTAAGCTTTTTAAAGGCAAGGGCTTTGAGGGCCCCGGAGGGGTAAAGAAAGAGCTGACCGTTTACAAACAGGACTTGCCTATTCCCCTGGACAACGATGTTGACGCCGATACGAATGACGCACCGGCGCCTTATATCGTTGTTTCCATGAATGGAGGCGCTATAGCGGATGATAATTCGACGCAGAATGTAGACTTCTCCATCGTCATCTGTTGCTATGACGGAGGGCTCAACAGAGAAGGCTATCAAGATGTTTCGAACATCAAAGAGGATATCATCCAAAGGCTTTGCACGAGACCGTATTTCGGTGGATGTTTCACAGTGCTTAAGCCCATTGGATGGGCGCTCCAGTCGGAGAGCTCGGAGCCATATTATTACGGAGCGATGACATTGACGTGCACAGCCCCGGCAATGACACAGGACGAAGTATTGGGAGATTTAGTATGAGTAAGACTAAAGAGAATAAGTCCCTTGAGACCAAAGAAGTGGCAGCAGTCACCGAGGAGGTCAGAGAGGAACAGGCATCCACTGAGACAGTGGTGGATGATAAAGAATCAAAGGTCTACTGCGGACCATCCGTAAAGGGCGTGGCGAGACAGTATACCGTATATTCCGGCGGACTGCCTGAGGCGGTGAAAGATTTTATCGCAAAGCATCCGCTGGCAGCACAGCTTATAGTTCCGGTCAGCAGATTTGCGGACATGCGAACAAAGCTTGAAACAAAAGGAAGCAAAGAAATGCTGATCTACAACACACTTAGGTCAGAACTATAAGGAGGTAAGAACAAATGGCAGCATACAAGCATGGTATTTATACCAGTGAAGTTGAAACAAGCCTTGCCGCACCTGTCGAGGGCACTGCCGGATTGCAGGTCATCGTAGGCACAGCTCCGGTAAATCTGCTTGCTGATCCATCGGCAGCAGTCAACACACCTATCATCGCCTACAGCTACAAGGAAGCAGTAGAGGCAGTCGGCTACTCAAGCGATTTTGCAAAGTACACACTCTGCGAAGCTATCAGTGCTAACTTCCAGGTAGTCGGCACAGGCCCTATCGTTCTCATCAACGTACTGGATCCTTCGAACTCTAAGTTCAAGGTGAACGCTACAGGTGGAACCATCGACATCGTAGACGGTGTTGCAAAGGTCAATGAGACAGGAATCCTCATCGATTCTGATTTCTCCGTAAAGAAGGATGCAGACACAGCTCTCACAAAGGGAACTGATTATACTACAGCCTTCAACGAGGATGGAACGCTCAACATCATTATCCTGAGCACTACAGCCACAACAGGACTCACAAGCGTTATCGTTGCCGGTAAGAAGCTTGATCCTACAACAGTTGAGGCATCCGACATCGTTGGAAGTGTGAATGTATCAACTGGCGCAGAGACAGGTCTCGAAGTAGTGAGACAGGTTTATCCTAAGCTCGGCCTTACACCTGGAATCATCCTTGCACCTAGATTCTCCACAGAGCCTACAGTGGCAGCAGCTATGCAGGCTAAGTGTGTAGACCTTAACGGTGTATTCGGTGCTACATGTATCATTGACATCGATTCAGGTGCTAACGGTGCAAGAAAGTATTCAGACGTTAAGACAAAGAAGGAAGCTCAGGGCGTGAACAGTCCTAATGCTTACCCAGTATGGCTCTATGGCAAGGTAGGAGACGTTGTTTATAGCGGTTCAACACTTGCGGCTGCTCTTACAGCATATACAGATGCGGCTAACGGAGATGTCCCGAACGTATCACCATCAAACAAGACTCTGCCCATCACAGCAGCATGCCTTGCAGATGGCACTGAGGTCCTTATCGATCAGGATCAGGCGAACACAGTGAATGGTTTCGGAGTTGCTACATGGATCAATATCAACGGTTTCCGTCTCTGGGGCAATAACACAGCCGCTTATCCGGCAGTTACAGACCCTAAGGACAGATGGTACGCAGTAAAGAGATTCATGAAGTGGTCAGCAAATACCTTTATCCTTACATACTTCGACAAGGTTGACTCACCG